ATCTGGTCGTACATCCTCTGGCATTAGGTTGTACTCGTAGATAGCAGCTACTAGAGGCATGATCTTCTCTTGATCAAACTTATCTGTTAGCATTAACATACCGTGCTCCCTTAGGTACGAACCTGGGGGAAGCATAGCTGTCTCTGGTTTCTCTTCTACAGCTACTTTAGTAGTTTGTTTAATAGTCTTCTTAGCCATCTCTAGTATAGTCATTTCTTCATCCCTGTTAGTAAGTGTAGTCTGTAAGGTTCATACAACCTATCAGCAGCCCATTTGTTAGATAAGTCTATAAACTTAGTAAAATCTTTGTCTACCATCTCAAAATCTTCTAAGTCTTTACTGCTTAGTACAAGGAAGTTATCTTTAGTAGTTATCTGAGATATTAATAGATTTAGCTGAGCCGTGTAGCCCATATTAAATAAGTAGATAGAGTCTATAGAACCAAACATTTGACCAACCTTCATACCTTGGTTGAAGCTCTGTCCTGTTTGTTTAGACCATGCAACATGAAAACCTAATACTCCGTAGTTATACTTATGCACACCGCCTAGGAAAGCAACTGCACAGGCACTGAGACACACATCTCCTTTACGTACTACAGTACTCATTAGATTGTTGTGAATAGTGTATCCAAGTTGATAACCCTCTATAGCAGAGCCACCGTTAGACTTAAGACGAACAGACTTAATGCCTGTCCTGTCTACTACTCTTTGTAGTTGTTTATAATCTCCACTGACAAGTCTACCTGATATTGTTATTTGATTATCGTTGTAGGTTATGTTTGCTGAGTAAGCAGTTAGGGGTACACTTATTATTAACCCTAACGTAAGTACCAGAATTGTTACTACATATTTCATAGTTTATCTTTTCCTTTCAAGTGATTGATACGCATCTCTGCATATCTCATAACCTTTTCTAAATCAACTATCTCTGACTCAATTAGGTCTTTACCTTCATATGCTTTGAAACCTGCCCTGACTACATACTTAATGATGTTGCCTCTCCAGAACTCGAACTTGTTACGCATTATGAATTCAATGGGTTCTATTACCCAACGTGAGTAGTGTTGTGGTTCTCTCACTATTTCTTCATTCTTCTTCTTAGCCATTTTCTTGCCTCCGCAAACTTTACATTTAAAACCTTTAAGTGTGCTATCTCCACACCATGAACAATTAGGACTCACTATAAGCCCTCTTTATAAAATACCTTAACCCAACTAGCACAGATATCTGATCTTACAATATCATCTAAGTTGAACTCAACGATAGGTACTGGTAAGCTATGTTTCTTAGCTAGGTGAGTGATCTTAGTTAAGCCATCGCCATCCTTAAGATCAGTCTGCTGTACGTCCCCATTGAGTACGATAGTAGAACCTTCTCCTACTCTAGTAAGTAGCATCTTTAGTTCGTGTGTAGTTATGTTCTGAGCTTCATCACAGATGATGAAAGCGTTGTCGAATGAACGTCCTCTCATCATAGCAAGAGGAGCCATATCAATGTTACCGTTCTTAATGCCTGTCTCAACAGCACCTCGTCCTAGGTGTTTGATGAGTACATCTATAACTGGTAAACCCCAAGGTGCTACCTTCTCTCCTAAATCTCCTGGGAGAATACCTATCTCTCTGCCAACAGAGACCATAGGACGTGTGATGACAATCTTATCTATATCTTTCTTAGTATACAGATCAGCCGCCATTGTGGTTGTAACGTATGTCTTACCTGTACCTGCAGGTCCGAATACAATCACTTGACATGATGACTTGATAGCATCTATAAGTAGCTTTTGGTTTTCATTCTTAGGTAGGATACCAGAGGTACGTTTGTTATCAGCACCTTTGTATTTAGTCTCTCGCTTCTTACTCTTAGTCTTTGGTCTTTGTTGAGTCATAATCTCTCCTGTTAAATGAAAAGGGAGCAACCTAAGTCACTCCCTAATAGTATCATATTTATAGTGTTGTTGTCAAGGTTATTCGCAAGTGCGTAACCCTGTAGCAGGGTCGAAGTAACAAGCCCCACCTTCATCTATAAAGTTATCTTCTTCTACTTCTGGCTCTACTACAACGTCCTCTGTTGCAGCTGCATTGAGTATGCCAAATCTCTTACCTGAAGCCCTGAAGGTAGTACAACCTGATGAACCTCCATCGTAAGCCGCCATGTATACATCCTTGAACTGTTCCCAAGTAACATCGTCTCCAACGTTACATGTTTTAGAACAAGCACTGTCTACATACTTAGATGCTAAGTTAAGAACTTTAACATGATCGAATACTGATAGTGAATCAGCAGTCTCACCCTTTACACCAAATACTCGGTAACCGTAGTCTTCTACACGCTCAATGATTGGGCCATCAAAAGTCTGGATGGTTCTATCATAGAAGTGTGAAAAGACTGGCTCAATACCAGAGCTTACATTATCAGCACTGAGACTGATAGTGCCAGTAGGAGCCACAGAAAGTAGGTGGCTGTTACGGATACCATATTTAGAAATGTCTGAGCGTATATCGTCAGGTAATGTTTTAGCAAAGTCACTGTCTAAGTACTCCTCTTCGAATAATGGAAATGCACCTTTCTCTACTGAAAGACTTATTGATGTTCTATAGCATGTATCTCTGATAACAGCCATGATGTCTTCTAGTACAGTTAAGAAGCTATCTGAGCCGTAAGGATGACCAAGTGCTTCAATAGCATTAGCTACACCAGTTACACCTAGACCCATACGTCTCTTACTCTGAGCTTCTAGTTGCTGTGCAGGTAAAGGATATGTAGCTCTATCAACTACGTTATCCATTGCTCGTACAACATGTGGGATGTCATGCTTTAGCTTCTCTAAGTTGAAACCAAAACCTGCATCTATATTCTTCTCAACATACTGAGTTAAGTTGAATGAACCTAGTAGACATGCACCGTTAGGTGGCAAAGGTTGTTCTCCACAAGGATTCGTGGCTGCGATGTACTCACAGTAATGTAAGTTGTTCTTGCGATTGATACGATCAATGAACAAGATACCCGGCTCAGCCCAGTCCCATGTAGAACGTAAGATGTCATCCCATAAAGCTTTAGCTCTGATAGTGCTATACACTCTACCATCAAACACTAGATCAAAGTCAGAATCATCTTTAACTGCTTGCATAAACTCATCAGTAACACCAACAGACATATTGAACTGAGTTAAGTTAGTGCTGTTGTTCTTAGCTTTGATGTACTCTTGGATGTCTGGATGATCTACCCTTAAAACAGCCATCTGTGCGCCCCTACGATGACCTGCAGAGCTGATAGTCTTACATAAAGCATCGAATATACCCATGAAGCTAAGAGGGCCGCTAGAACGGCTATCTAGGCTCTTGATGAGTGCACCGTGTGGACGTAGTGTAGAGAAGTCGTAACCTATACCCCCACCTAGTTGCATAGTCTTAGCAGCTTCTGTTGCTGCTTTCATAATGCCTTCCATACTATCATCAATAGTCATCGATACGAAACAGTTGTAAGGTGTCACTTTACGTGGTGAACCCATTGCAGATTGTACCCTACCTGCAGGTAAGAAACGTTGATCTAACAATATATCTCTAAAGTTATTGTAATGATCTTCATTATCTTTAAGTGAGTCAGCTACTCTTGACATAGCTTCTCTGAAGCTCTCACCCTTAGAGCGATACTTCATTGCATGTATTTCTTCTGATATACCTAGGCTTGGTCCTTGGTGGTTTTTTATACTCATACGTTAATCCTTTTTAAATTCTTTATCTATTAATAACATTACATGAAAGAGAGATTGAGCTTCACTTATCACCATTCGCTTCGTAACCCTCACCCCTACGTTTAAAATCTTCCTTCATCCAAACTAGGTTGTCGATGTCACCGCGAGTTAACCCAATGTCTTGTAGTTCTCTGTTAGACAAACGGTTGAGATGCTTGATAGTATCCCTGTGCATTTGCCATGTTTGTAAGTAGTTGTAAAATCTATACAACCAAACAAAAGGTGATCGTATACCTTTGCATACAATACGCCTTGCTTTACTGTCTAATATTCTTCTAATCATCTGTTGTCTCCTGATCCTTTAAGAACACCACGTTCTTGTCTATCGTTAAGTTTAACCATGTTAAGTTTTAACACTTCTTCTAGGCTACTGCCGAAGTAGTTCGCCAGAGCAGTTAAGTAGAATGCGACATCACCTAGTTCTTTTATAATGTCTTTAGCTTCTACTATAGTATTGTCACGTAAGAGCTTCTTAATCTTTTCAGCTATCTCACCTGACTCTCCGATAAGACCTAAGGTGTTTTCAATTAACCTAGTTTCACCTTCTGTCATTATCTTACCTTCTACCCATAAAGAGTAGTCGTCTACTTTTCTTGGTTCAATCATTGCATTTGCTCCGTTACTTCCATATACTCTATTATACCATCTTCTAGGTCATAAAGTACAGAGAGAACTTCATCTTTAACAATGTCTTCCCTATCTGTTGGGTCAAGTTCTAGTATAAACTTGTCTGCTTCCATTCTTACTTTAAATGTTACTTCGTATTCCATTACTTGCCTCCATAAGTTTGTTTAAGAACGTCTAGTGATACCCACTGTGCATCATACTGACCGTCCATAATGTTACGCTTTATGAGTACGCCTTTCCACCATTCACCGTTAGACTGACCTGCCCATGTTTCTGCAGCACCTTTGTAACAACCAACTACCGCACCGATACCACCGTTAACACCTACATCTTCTTTGAAGTACATGTCACGCTTGTGGCTGTGTCCAACTGTAGCTGAACGGTAACGCTTCTGTAGTAAAGCATAGGCATGATGAACACCACTGATTGCTCTACCAAAGTTACCTGCGCCAATGTAGTGTGCATAGTCAACACCATCGTAGTTGTAGATAGCAGGTGCACCGTTCTCGTACTGATGGTACTCATCAAAATACTTCTTAGTGTTTAGGTGTTTGAAAGAGATACCGTACTTATCACCTTCTAGTCTAGGGTCAAAGGAGATAGCTGTACCAATACGTGCTTCGTGATTACCTTCAAAGCCGTACCACTTTGGTCGTCTACGTCTTTGTTGTTTGAACCTGTAACGTAGAAGTTCTTGAGACTCATTGTACGAGTCAATGTCTCTCTCGTAGTTCTGAGATACAACAGACTCTGGTTTGCGTGTATCGTAAGAGTTGAGAGACTTCATGTCTGCCCCATCACCTAGGTCTACACAATAGTCAGGCTTAACATCATAGATCAAACCACCCAACCAATCAAATCTTTCATTAGAAGTCTCTGGTGTTGCGTGAGCACATGACCAAACGATTGCTGTCTTACCCATTGCTGATTTACTTATAGTCATTTCTTTTCCTCTTCTGTCCATTCCTTTGGAATGATTTTGTCTGAATATAGAAAGCCATTACTTTTACACCAATCTCCGTAGGTGCTTTTAGCTCCCTTGTAGAGCTTGGCTCGTGAGTTGTTAAATACAAAACGTATATCATGTTCTGGAAACTGCTTTTGTATTTCTTTATGTTTACGCCTGTCTGTAGAAACGAAGCGTCCTTTAGTTTCTATTATGATACCATTCTCAAGAACAAAGTCAGGTGTATAGTTCCTTACCTTCATGTCTGTCCATTTGATCTTGGTTTCTTCGTATGTGAAGTTGACACCACGTTCTTTAAGATCATTAGCTGTTGATTCTTCTAACCCTGATCTATAACCTGCCGCGATACCATGAAACCTACTGCGCTTAGCCATTAGAAATCCTCCACTTCAGTAACCTTAAGTTCTTTCTTAACCTTGGTTAAATACTGTGGTCCGTATGAGTAAGCAAACTTACGTAACCCCGGCCAACAGGCCTTCTTGAATTCACAGTAAGAACACTCCATACATAGTTTCTTATTAGGAGATGTTTTACTCTGTGGTTCATCCTTGTAAGTACGAGTAGGTGGTACTTTGTTTCCCACCATAGCTTTGATTGCTTTTATCTCTTCTTCTTTAGTCTTAAGCTCCTCAGTAAAGTCATACATGTCTAAACATATATGCCCATTTACTTTGTCTATAACTAAGAATGCACCATTAGTTTTGTTAGTAACTAATGGGTCATCTTTAGCCGCATAGACATATGAAGATAGTTGAGAGATGTAACCGAATGGGTCTTGTTCTCTTAAGTTACCTTCTTTGAACTTCTTAAAAGAGTAAGGAGATGCAGACTTGACATCAACAGTCATGCCATCAATTACACAGTCTCGACTGCCTTTGATACCATGTGCATCCATCTTGTCTTGTTGACCAACAACCTCGTGTCCTGCTTGCTGTGCGATACCTAAAGCAAGTTCCTCAATCATGTCTCCATAAAAGAACTTGAGCAGTGCGTTGGCTCCTAAGGCTTCCGCCTTATCTGTTTGATTAATCTTGTACCATAGTTTACGTGAGCATGGTGTACCTAGTGATGACATAGATAAGTAGCCTCTAGGTTCTTGTGGGGCTTTGAATCTATCAGAGGCCATCTGTGCTATGTTGTTTCCAACCAGTTGACCTATTGTATTATCCCACCCTTTGTTACCAAATATCACGCTCTCCATATCTTGTACAAGTGTAGCTATTTGTTTAGCCATTGTATTTCCTTCTGTTAGAGGTGAGAAAGGGCGCAAAGTGCGCCCCCTCTATTAGTTAGCGTGGACCTTGCTCTCAGAAGGGAATGTCTCCTGGTGTTGCCTTGCTAGGCGTAGGAGTAGGGTTTGGAGCTGCATTAGCGTAGTTCTTAGGTTGAATACCTGATGATACTCCACCACCGTCTGATTCAAAGACTACGTGATCAATAACTTGAACACCACTTAGTCGAGAACCTACGCCCATCTTAGTATCGTATACATCAACGTACACAACACCTACTGAGCCGTTGCCAATCATACCATCAGCATCTGTCCAAGCATCACCGCTTGCATTGAATACCTTTGGTGCACCTGCCGCCCACTCACGGTCAAACTTGTCTTTCCAAGGACGTTTAAACTTGACACGAGTGCCTCGTCCTTCTGGGTCTGGTTTACCTTGTTTACGTACACCAGAGTCTTTCATCATCTTGAACGTAGCATCATCCATAATAATGTCAACAGTTGTAGCACCATCAGTTTCTTGATCGTACTCACCATTATCACGATTACCTTCGAATAGTTTAGCCCACTCTAAGATGCCTGTAAGTTCTATTGTTTTAGTTGCCATATGTAAATCTCCTATAGCTTTGTTGTTGTTCTGCAATTATAGCAGAAGTTGAGTGATATGTCAACAGGTCAATGTGTATCATACCACGATTTTCCTATATCGTAAGAACCTGGGGTTGGTATCTTGAAGCCTAGCTCAACACCAGTCTCCGACATAGTAGTAGCAATCAGTTTACCTAGATGCTCAGCCTCTTCACGAGTGCCGATAACTTCTACTTGATATTCGTCATGCACGAAAGCACACATCTTGAAGTTGATACCCTCGGCTCTAGCTTTCTTGTGAAAGTTGAGAAGAGTGTACTTCATCAGGATAGACTCACCAGATTGTAGTATACCTGCTAGAGTCTTGTGCTCATTGGGTACGATAACCTTACGACCATCGTAACCTGTAAAGTACCCTTTATCAGCGATATAAGGAACCATACGTTTCTTGAGAGGCGACAAACCGTCAATGCTTTGCTCGAAGCGTTTCATAGCCGCCGATGCTTCTTGTACACCAACCTGCATAATACTAGCAGTCTTGGCAACTCCTGCACCTAGTAGCCATCCATATATGAATGTCTTAGCCATATCACGAGTAGCGTGTGGTATACCTAAAGCTTTCTTGTTCATATTGTGAATGTCTGTCTCGTTCTCTTTCTTACCTTCCATGATAGCCTTGGCATACATGTCAGCGTCAAAGTGTCGCCACATGTAATCAGCAAGTACTCGTAACTGGATACCGTCTGCATCACAGCCCACTAAGTAACTACCTTTAGGAACTGTCCAACACTGACGTAGTTGATGATCATACTTAGCTTTGATCTCGTCAACTGCATTACGTGGTGTACCATGAAAAGGTGAAGCAATGTTGGCGGTGTTTGGATTGTTGTGTGCACAACGTCCTGTCCATGCGCCAATATTATTGATAGTACCATGTATACGACTGTCATCACATACTTGGTTAATCCACTCAACTAGGGAAGACCTACGGCCTTCTAACGTAAGCCACTGAGCAAGTGACTTAGCACCCCTAGGTGCTGTATCAGGTAACGTCGATAAGTTGTCTTCTGATACTGTGTATCCATAACGCTCAAGAGATTGTTTCTTCTCGTCATAGAATTTCTGATCCATCTTAGTAACCTTCTTACCATAAGGGTCTCCTACTTTAAGTCTATTGAACTTGTTGTGAGTTGCAGTCTTCTCAAAAGGTTTCCAACCTGCATCCCATAACACGTCTACACGATCTTTGGAAGCCCCAGGATTGAAGCTAATAAAGTCATAACAGATAAGATCATCACCTTGTCTATCAGTAGCCGCATACTTTTTCTTAGCATTGATGACGTTGGAAAACAACGTACCATCTTTCTTCTCACGATACTTGATAGTGTTGACTGGAAGTAACTTAGGTGGGAAGTCTTCTTGAAATAGTTCTTCAAGCTCAGCCTTCTCAACTAGTACACTGTCTAGTAAACTCTGTGCTAGTTCATGGTCAAAGTGAAAGCCATAATACTTACTACGTACTAACTCAATCTGTACATCATGCTCAGCTCGCATTGCTTTAGCCCAGTCTTTGTCATAAAGTATAGGACTGAAGTGATTGAACAAAGCCTCAGTAGTATCAAGATCACCATACCAGTAGTCAATCATATCTTGATTGAAGTTGGCAAAGTCGTCGTAGTCACCCTTGTAAACACCTAGGCGTATGCCCCAACTCTTGAGAGAGTGTGGACCTTTACCACCAGTAGGTATAGCTATGTCATAATCAACTGTACGAGATACAATCAATGTGTCAATAACTTTACGTGGGTCAAGAGGTGCGTCTAACCATTGATTAAGGATAGGTAAATCATACTGTATAAAGTTATGACCAACCATCTTGTCAAGGGATTGATGCCACTCAGTAGCTTCCTTTCTTGCTATAGGGTCTGTATGTATATTCTCAAACTTAAAGACTTCGCCAGTATCTTGCATCTTACCACCAACTAACCAGATTTTATCTGGATGTTCGATAGCGTTAGTTTCAATATCACAGAATGCTATACGTGCCATAGTGTCTCCTTAAAGTTCAAAGTTAAAATAGTCAATGAGTAATAGTTCTAACTCATCTTGTAACCTTTCAATTACATGTGGGTCTTCTTCGTGTTTGAGTGCATGAGCTAGTTGATCTTCTGCAACAGATACTCTTGCCTCTAGTTGCTCAAAGTAAATGTCTTTGCTATCATCGTACTGGTCTAGCTCGTCATCACTTAGAGTGTCAAAGTAATCAACACTTGAATAAAGATCATCAACGTTGATGTTGTAGTCGTCGTCATCATACTCCATTGAATGTCTCCTCTGATAGTATTGTAGTCTCTGGTTCATAATAGATAGAACCTGCTTTACCTAACCTACTGAAAGGTCTGTTCTTATCAACGATGAAGTTAGTTGTGTTCCTGACATCTTCGTCCTCAGACTCAGTATCACGTTCTAGCTTCAAACATATGATAGCTTCTTCTTCAAGAGAACCTGCATACTTGGTACGCCCATCATCATTAACTTGAGAGATGAAGATAACACCAATGTCTAACTCTTTAGCTAACTGAGCCATACGAGAACCGATAGCTGTTAACATGGAAGTAGCACCATCAGCACCACCTTGAGATAGATATGCCAGACGTTGTACGTGGTCAATGAATACATAATCAACACCATACACTGTAGCCGCCATCCTAACGTAGTCTAGTAGCTTCATAGGGTCATCATGTGATCTAAGCTCAAAGACTACAGTACGGTCATCAGCAATCTTCTGAGCCGCTTTGATAACATTGTCCTCTGTGATACCATTAGTTGCAGCATCCTCTTTAGTACGAACATTAATACCTAGCTCATAAGTAGCCATAGCACGATAAGTAGTTGACCTCATTTCTTCCATGTGCATTAGACCTATCTTAACGTCAGGGTCATTAGCAAGTAACCCACATTCGAAGAAGCGTACCATCTCTGTCTTACCACCACCGCGTGGTGCTTTAACAAAGGTTAGTCCACCTTTAACAAGACCTCTAATCTTATCATCTAGTCCACTGTGTCCAGTAGGTACATAGCTGTAAGGATTTTCTTTCTTGATTGTTTCTTCAATGTCTAAGTCACCAATGTAGAAGTTGTCTGGTGAATAGCGTTGTGGTTTCTTAGCAGACCACATAAGATCATCTTTATCACCTGCCATCAAGAAATCGTTAGCATCCTTGTGTTTTGACATTGGTACAAAGAAGAACTTCTCTGGAAAGAGTTGATACAATCTCTCTGCGGCTACTGACCCTGCATCGTCTAACTCACCTGCATAGATAACTTCTTTGAAGCTATTCATATACTCAAAATTCTTCTTGATGAACTTCTCTGAGATAGATGCACCAGGAATTGACTTGACAGGAAATGACTTACCTAGCACCTCAAATAGTGATGCGGCATCAAACTCACCTTCTGTAATGTATAGACGATTAGATGAACCACTGTTAAAGTCTGGGCCGAATAGATCATCAAGTGATGACCGATCTTTTAACCAGAACTTCTTTTCATCATAGCCGCGATACTTTACATTGTTAGGCCACTTGAAGGCGTAACGTACTGGATTGTTATCAGCATCTAATTGTAGTTGGATACCATACAACTGGCACACCTCTGCTGATATACCTCGGATACCATCGTAAGTACCTGAGACTATTTCTGTATTCATTATATTCTCCTTTCTTTTCTTTAATGGGTAGTCACTAGCCGCCCAATCAAATATTTGTAGTTGACTCATACCTGCCATCGGGTAAGACCTAGAGCAACTGTGGCAATGCCCTACTTGTTCATCTTGCTCCCAAGAGAAAGCATCAGATGAACCACATGCTTCGTAAGGACATGGTTGATGAACTAAGTTAGACATTAATCTTCTCCTTTATCTGTTATAACCATATAGAGTATTACTATAAGTATAACTACTGTAGCTATTATTGCAATCATTATATTCTCCTTTGTTATTTGGCAGGGGTAGTAGGAATCGAACCCACATCATTTGGTTTGGAATCAAATGTTCTACCATTGAACTATACCCCTATTAAAAGTACTTAGAACCTCTCCACCCCTCAGGTTGCAATCTCCGTCTGGTGCTTCAACGAGTATACATCGTCATGTACTAAGTACTCATAATAACAGTATGTGTAGTATTATAAAGTAAAAGGGGAACTCTGTAAAGCCCCCCTTCTTATTATTTATTTAGTATTGCTTTAACTTGTTTGCAATCTAATGAAAGTCTATCTTTAAACTCTTGTTTACTTTTACATGGAAACTTACAATCTCTTATACGATCCTTAATTAATATTGATATAGTTGAACCGTAAAGATCACCAGAGAAATTCAGTAGGTGTGCTTCAGCTTCGTGTTTAAAGTTATCGTCGATATGTATTGTAGCTAAGTAAGTCCCTGTATGGGAGCCATCTAGTACTTCAACAAGACCTGCATACACACCAGATGGGTGACTATCCTTTGGGTTTACCTTTATATTTGCTGTTGGAAAACCTAAGCCACTAGCTCCTTTAAGCCCCTCAATTACAATACCTTTCATACTATAGGTTGTGCTTCTCATTTGATACTTGGATGATTGTTTGAACTAAGTGATTATGTCCATCTATTACATCGTCAAGATCAATTTGTATGTTTCTAATAGTCCACTGTTGATATACAACAATGCCTACTAATATTCCTAGTCCTACTAGGATTGGGTCTATCACCATTACTTAGATACTTTCTTGTTTTTTAAGTTATTTAACTTAGCTTTAAGATCATTCTTCTTAATGTGGTTATCCATCATCTTGCTAGATATTTGAGAACCTCTTATACGTGCCTTAGTAGACCAGTTGTTATAGTTAGATAGGTTAAAGGCTTGTGTACGAGCTTTATTAGCTTTCCATGTTTTATTAACAACAATTAGTTTAGTGTATTTGTTGAACTTCTTAGCCGCTTTCTCAGGGTTTGAACCGTCAAACTTAATACCTAGTTTAACTAGTCGAGCCATAAGTGTTTGGTTTCTAGTTGTAAGATTGTCCAACCTTAGTTGAATTCTTTCTTCTCTAGTTAAAGGTACAACAACGTCATCAACAATGATAGCAACTACATCATCCTCAACTAAGTCTTTAGGTGGGTTGTTTGCTATGTATGTGATCATAGCTAGTGTATCAGCAGAAGCAGGGGCTTGATTGCCACACTGTGAGCTTGTGTATGACCATTGACCGTCTACCCATGACACTGTGTTTTTACAAGTGTAAGCAGATGCAGATGTAGCGGCTAAAGTTAATGCGATTGTTGTGATTAAAGTCTTCATAGTAGTATTCCTGTTTATTAAATTGTCTGGTTTATTAATGATGTTTACTGATGTTATAAGTCGTCTTCGTTATGGCCTAAGATAAGTAGTAGACCTACACCTACGATTGGCGACAAAAGAATTGAACCGATTGTCCAACCCCAAGGGTTTCTATTCCTACGCTCTGCCATTTTGTAGACCAAAGCCCCGACTAGTACCCAAACTGCTATTGTAATTAATTCCATTTAATATTCTCCTTAGTTGATTATTGTTTTAGTATTATGCGCCAACCCAGTATTTAGTAGGGTCGACTCTTGCTTTGCTTTCATCATTTGCTGTGTTGTCAACTTCTTGTATGTTGATAAAAGCAGCTTCCCTACCTATAACTCCTTTAGGAACTGTATTGTACGCTATTGAGTACCTTCGAGTAGGTGCAGGGTCTACACTGTGTGTTAGTCCAGATGGAAACATAACTAGCATCCCAGGCTCAGGTGTTATAGCTATACTCTGCCAAGTAAACTTATTCTCAGGTTGGAAAGCTATTGCAGGGTTAACCATATACATATCTGTCCTCTTGAAAGGATTGAACATGTTAAGGTTAGCACCGTCAGTCAAGTAGAACACACCACTTAAGTAGCTATTGCAGTGTGAGTGTGGTCTAACGTGTCTGTTATCTTCTGATATGTTTGCCCAAGATGTAGCTATTAGTATGTCCTCTATAAGATGGCCTACTGCTTCCTGTGCAAATAGTTTAGTAACTCTTGTTATCTCTTCTTTAACTTCTTTAAAGATGTTGTACTCAAGTATCTGTTGGTTAGCTGTGTACTCACCTTCGATACCTTCCTTACCTACTAGAGTTTGCTTATCTAAAAACTCTATCATCTTAGGGCAGTCTAGTGTCTCCATCCGATGGATAGCTACTGGTAGTCCAAACATATCTTGTATGTCCATGTTACTCCCTTTCTATTATTCTATGAATTGTTGTTGTTTCTTCTACTTCTACATCTTGACCACATTCAAAGCAATAAGCTTCGTTTGCCACGTCTTCACCTACTTCATCTATAACCATTTCTTGAGCGATGTAATCCCAAGAGACAAATGCTCTCCACTGTAGATCAGTAGAGTAGCAGGTGGTGCAGGTAAACTGTTTAGTCTCTCTCATATTATTTATCCTTTGTTAAGTCACGTTGTATTTGTAGACCTTTTAAAAGCATTGCCTCAGCATCTCCTTTCTTACCTCTTCTTAACCTTTCGTATGCCCAACTTACCCAACTAGCCGCATCATGTGACAAAAGCTCTGGATTGTCTTTAGGTGATGGTGGTGGTTTGCTTTCTGATGTTGTTGATGCACTTACTTTGTTATCGTTTAGGAATACTAGTAAGTCAGCCTTAGAGACTGGAACGTCAACCCCAATGTAACTACCTTCAAGTTTTCTTGCAGTAGCTTGAGTACCTGCCCAGTCTCCACGTTTATTAGTATATAACTTCATGTTGGTTACTCCTTTAGGTATACTTTAAGTATATACTTTAAGTAATACTTATCTCCTATATC